CACCCCCGTTCCCTAGAGGTTCCCTCTGGGTTTAAAGAACGTATGTCTTTCACACCAAAGGTGTCGTCCCTTTGGTAAGCGGTCTCCGCTGGTTGGCGTCAACAATTTACAAGCCTCAGATGAGTAATGTCATTACCAACCTTAAGCGTAGAGCAGACAGAACAGCAAGAGCAGCTGAGAGAGTTGTCAAGGATGCGGTTTCATCAGCTAAACTACTCCGCAAGGATGTTGCAAAGGTTATCGAAGCTCCCTTCAATTCGGTTACCAATTCTCCAGGAGTTAGCCTCACTCATCCACTGGGTCGCATTTCAGCACCGCGTAAGCCCCGACGCCGCGTCCGCGGCGGTGCAGGAATGCCTAGCTCAGTTGGTGGTGGGGATAAAGGCCAAAAACGTATCGCTCGTACTGAGTACATCACTGACATCTCGGGAACTACAGGCTTCAGCTTCACTACTCATGGTGTCAACCCTACCAACGCTTTTCTGTTCCCCCTTGCCTCAACAGAAGCCGGAAACTATGAGTCATACAAAATCGACAAGTTGAAATTTCATTTTGTATCATTGACGTCGAATGCCACGACTACAGGGCCCATGGGATCAGTATCCATGGGTATGACTTATGATCCCGATGATCCTCTCCTCTCATCCCTTCGTACAATGCTAAATTACGAAGGTTTTCTGTCCCGCTCACCAGCAAAATCGTTCACGTATCACGCGAACCCCACTCACACCTTTTCCGCAACACGATTCGTCCAGCATGACTCCTTGAATGCTATGAGTGACATCGGTGTTTTCTATCTCGCTACCAATGCAAATCCAACGACGGGTGTCGTTGGGCAGTTATACATTGAGTATGACATTGTGTTTTACACCTCTCGACCTAACACCCTTGCTGCGACCGTGCAGTATTGGGGTGCAAATCGAGTAACGGCGTCTTCTGGGACGTACGGATTGATGCCTTGCCCTGCTGGTGCTACAGCTCCTGATCAACTGATAGGTAGTACGAACCTCGCCACCTGGTCCCTTACGGGATCAAATGGGTCGTTTGATACTATTACTTTCACTGCTCCGGGGTACTACACCATCAATGTGCGCGTCACTTCCTCAACCCTCGCTAACGCTGCAGTGTCTAATATGGGAATCACAGTAACGAATGGGACGGATCTTACGTTCAACTTCGTTGGCGCCAATGAGAACAATGCTGCTGGGGGAGTCGGAGTCGGTTTTTATGTCATTGATGCGTCCGCTTGGACGCCTGCACTTCCTACGAAGTGCCAATGGCCGACTACGATTACTCTTAGTGGCTCTGATACTCTTTACTCTTCTGTGGTTATCATTAAGCAGTCTCAATATCCCACTGCCCCTTCAAACAATCCTGCAATTGACAGTCTAACCCTTCATCGTCATGTGCAGAACAACAACACCTTTCATTCGGATGGAAAAGACGAGAGAGTTGAAACTCCTTTGTCTGATCATCATGTCATCGTGCTCGAACCGGATGATCCTGATTGTCGGGGTGCCTCGGACACATCGAGGTACCGAAAAATCCTACAAGCCGCAAGGCCTCTGTAGGTGGTCCGCAGGACTTTAAAGAATGCAATATCTGTGGAGCAGTCTATGTTTCCTGCTGCCCAGATAAAAGACAAAAAGAAATGCTTTGTTCAGTGTGCTGTGACACTGACCATTGGTCCCTATATCCAGCAACCTATTGAAACCGCTATTGTTTGAACTATGTCTTCTGCTGCTGTATCTGCAAACAAGATCTCTACATCCATGCGTGCCCGTGTGAAGAAAATGGCAATTGCCGACATCATTAAGGAAGTCGGAGCGAGTATTGTTCGACCCGTGTCTGATGAGGTCGTTCAATATGCCACACACGAAGAGTACACTGCCTTCGTTCCTCCGAAGACTGCGGACACCACGCCAAAAGAGATGTTTGACCGTTTGATTGCATTGAGAAAAGATGGAGTCCCTGTGGTTGAGGCCGGTCCGAGTTTGACGCTCCCTTATGATGTCAAATCGACATGGTCTTGGACACAACCAAATATACTCCACAAGCCGGACAAGACGGCGTTCAACCGATTAGTGAATTCGGGTATTTCCTCCTTGGTGAAAGCTGCCTTGGAGATGAAGAATATGGTCCGGTCTAATGGAACCCGGACAGCAGTCCTCTCACGACTGTCACAAAAACTTGCAGCAATGCCACGGAAGCCGTTGAAGCCCAGACCGGTGATTGAGAAGCTGAATAAGATTCTCATTGTTGATGTCCCCAAGGCTCAAAAGCTCGGTTGCTACATCAAAAAGATTGCCCTTGACTCCTATCCACTTTCAAACCTCAATCCAAAAGCTGATGCTGGATTGCCATATGCATTTATTGTTGGGCCTAATCAGGCTACTCCAAAAGTGAATGGCACGACAATGCTGAAACTTGAGTATTGTGATGTGCGTTTGGACAAAGGAGTCAGGAAGAGTATCACACTTGGTTCAGAAATGACAGTGTGTGAGCATGCAATCTATTGGTCTGAGAAAATCTGGACCTCTGTCCTCGACGCACCGGATCTTGCGACTATGAAAGTTGCTATGGTGCGCCTGTTGGAGACTCATCCTGAGTTGGCCACTTTCATCATGAAAAGAAAAGATGAAAAGATTGAGAGAGAGGATCATATGAAGAAAGTCAGACCATATGGTGTTCAAGCCCTTGCAATGCGGTTAATTGGCATGTGCGCATATTCCCCCCTCGAGAATGGATTGATATCCTTCTTCGAGAACCCCGATTCATGTTCTGCGTACCACTACTCACCGTTCTATGGTGGTGGTTTTCGCATCCTGAGCTATTTGGAGCACCACGTCAGGAAAAGTAAGGCACAGAAGAAGCGTGTTTACTTTCATGGGATTTGTTATGGAGATGACCAATTTTGGTTATTTATCTATCCGGAGAAGAAGGTCATGTTTATTTGTGGCCCTGACATCTCATCCCAAGATATGTCAACCCTTGGAAACTGTGTCCCGACTATTCTGAAGTGGGCAAAACAATTTTATCCGTCAGAGTATCGATCTCAGTATCATGCTCTGGCGATGACAGTTCAGCTTGCTTTTCGCCACTACCTCCATTTGGGTGGTCCATACACGGTAACAAAATCCAATTCTTTGATTTCAGGGATTCCTGGAACAACAATTGTGAACATTGGAAACAGTGCCCAGGTCATAACAACAATCACCGAAGTTGTCGAAAAGACGACTCTCACCGAACCCGAACAGTTTCCAGCCCTCCTGAAGGAGTCTTTGTCTGAGGTTACTCAGACTTATGCTTACACTTTCAAGGATGTGGCTGAGGTCGCTGGAGGAGTTTCCATTCCGAATATGGAGATGGTCACTTTCGAGTTCGATGAAGAGGACAATCTGAATTACAGCTTCGAGCAAAATGGAAAGTTGAATGTGACTTTTCTGGGACTCCAACTCACACTCATCCCCCAACCGTCAAATGCAGCAGAAATAGCTGTCGCAATGCTCCCTCCCAACATCCCCGCTCTTGCCGCAGGCTTGGTCTTGCCTGGAAACGGCTCCAAACCATCAGATCATTTCCTTGATCGTTTGCGCGGTGTGTATGTTAGTGGAGGTTGGGCTGACCCACAAATTGCTGAACATCTTGAAAAGATGTTCATGGAGTCAGTTGCGAGTTATCCAAAACGGATTCGAGCCGAATTGGAAACTGAGATTACATTGGACAGTGACCTTGACATGCATGATGTGTACCTCATTTCGGATGAACAATTGGAAGCATTGCGGAAAGTAATGCGAAGGTTAGGAATAAAGTTTCCAACCCGTCAGCTCATGTTTGACGCCAATGTTCTTCGTGCAGATGAATTTGAAGAGAAGTACACAGTCGCGGCGGACCCCATCCCTGAAGAGGCTGCCCTTGAGGCACCCAAAACTTCTCTCATCGCAAATTTGGATGAGATTGAAGATGACTTCAGTTCGAAAGCTTTCGACTTGAAAGGACCTGTTGACGATCATTTCCCAATCCGGAATGCCGGTAAAGGGACTGCTTTGAGTGCAAATCAAGCAGCGCTTCGGAATAAGCGACAGAATGAGAGAGTTAACCTCAACAA